GGAATCTACCGGACCTTTCAAGTATCCATATGCTTCTACAAGTGAGGCGTATAAAAGTAAGTCTTGATACTTATTAGATAAGTAAGTCCCAGATCCACTTTTTGTAGCATCTGTCAAACTCACAGGCTGTTTCATGTAGGCCAATGTTATCTCATAAGTAGCATTTGGAGTAGGTGCCACTACCCAAAAGTTTGCATCCCAGTTAGCATAATACTTTGGTATTCCAGAAGCTGTGCTTGGTGTGTCGTAAAACGCTGCCATATAACTGGTATCTTTTTTTTCTAAAAATGTTTGTGTGTTTGGAGTTACGTTCGTATCTTTTAACTGAACATATCTAATATTTCTAAGATCAGATGGAATTGTTACATACCTGTTTCCAACAGCCAAGTTAGATGTAGCGTAATGTCTATTATCATCTGAGTCTATTTCTCTATAAATTCTATTCTCTGCATTTTGTATAAATCTATTTACAACTGCAGTTGTTAAAACACCACTATCAACTTCTGTGTAGTTTCTAATATCATCTGTTAAGTTTGTTAAAGTATATGCCATTATGCGTCTAGAGTTACTGGTCCTGCTGTAACTGTCATGCCTCCTGCTTGTTCTGTTATAGTAGGGGTTGACCCTAATGTAAATGTATACTTATCTGTAGTAGTAACTGTAATTGTAAAACCAGATCCAGATGTATACGCTGTTGAAGCTAGTCCTCCTGGTGAACCCTCTACATTTCTAAATCTTACTGTATCGTTTGTAGATCTTCCATGATTTGTTTCTGTAACAGTTATTGTTGTAGATCCACTAGTTATTGTAAAAGGATTGGCCCCTAATAATCTTGCTACTGCTGGCTCAACTCTTGCAGGTCTTGCATTACGTAAACCCTGTGGCTCAGCTGAATATCTTTTTGGCTCTAGTTGTGGATGTTTTTTTTCATACTCTGACATATGAACTCTGGCACCATTCCACTCTACTCTCATTTCTTTATACGGAAACTCCATTCCAGATCTATCAGATATAAATTTTGCATACTTACCAGTAGCCATTAGTTAACCTCCGTAAAATAAGATTTTGGTGTTATGTAAGTGCTTGATGATGAACCATCTTCTGATAGAGCTCTTTGTAATTCATCTTCATATAATAATTTAAATTCTTGTGTTCTTTGTGGTGCATATTTTTGTGATAGATAAAAAGTTAAACCAGATACCATACAAGGTACAAATCTATAAGGCACGTCAGTTGCATTTGTATAATCTCCTGCATCTTGAATTCTTTTTACATAATAATAATTTAAAAATTTTCCGGCCTGTGATGTGCCAGGTGTTTGATATAAAGTTATCGTAACTCTATCTATGAATCTTTGTACAAAATATTGTGATGGTTGACCTGTAGAAGTTTTGTTTGATAAAGCTTGATATGCAGATCTAGCTATTTTAGTTAATGGTGTATCAACATTGTTATCTCTGTAACTAGCTTCTAATACATCATCAACACCATATACAGCTGTTGCATCAGATGTACCATCTGCTGTAGATCTAAACATTGTATATACTGCTTGATCAGCAACTAATGTAATATTATTATTTGCAACTTGCCAGTAGTGGATCCCACGATTTTCCCATTCTTGAAACATTATGTTAAGAGATCTTCGAGAAGTTTTTAATTGGTATCCAGTAACGTTTTGAATACCCATTCTTTCAAATGACTCTTCTATAATTTCATCAATAGAAAAGTGTTTTTCAAACTTATGTGTTCCAGAGGTTGTGTTTGCCATTTAGCCTCCTACTTATCTATAACAACAGTAACAGTAGCGTTTGTAAGTGTTTGAACTGACATTCCGCCTTCAAACAATATTCCATCTTCAGCTAAGTTATACGAAAAAACATCTCCTGCGGGCACATCAACTTGAAATTGATCTACTGCATTTCCATCTCTTAATATAACAGTTCCAGCTGAACCAGTTGAAGCTAAAATAATTCCTCTTAATCTAGTTCTACCTCCAAATATAGTTCCTGCTGATGTTCTTCTGACTGCTTTTACATCACTCTTCATTATCCAGTGTATCCTATAGTTACGGAGTCTGTTGTAGTTAAATCTAAATAGACTCCTGTTTTAAATCTTATACCAGAACCAGGAATCATTATATCTAATCCTTCACTACTAAATTTAGCTTGAAACTCTACAGGTCCACCTGTTCCAGTTCCATCATGTAATTTTACCAAACAGTTTGATCCACCATGAGCTTGTATGTAAGTTACTCGACATGGTCCCAAATTAGTTGAACCACCTGTAATAGTTTTAAAATTTCCATCTGCCGTTAGTGTAGTGAACTTTTGATCACTTAAAAACGATCCTCCACCTGCCATAATATTCTCCTTAAATTTGCATGGGGCCGAAGCCCCACACTAATTATTTATTACGCTTCTTTCGCAAATACACCTTGTACATCAACAATCGTCCAGTGTGTTGATGAATTTAAAGATGCACATACTACGAAGTCACCAACTTTTGATGTAGCTTTTGTATTAATAATATCTTTATTATCTGTTAAAGATCCAGCATACAAAATACCATCGTTAGCATTTGGGCTAATTGTTAATGCGTTAGTTCCATCAGGGGCTGTATTTACAAATGTAAATATTCTTCCGATAGAAATTGCAGGTAAAGTAAATACCACACCATCAGTAGATGATGTAAAAGTTTTACCAGAATCTGCATTCTGCACTGTGTAGTTAGCTTCTTTGTTTTCTAGATTGAATCCAGTTACGCCTGCTTCGTTAAATTTACCTTGCAGAACTGGTCCTCTAAACAATGTTTTTGCCATAGTATTATCCTCCTAGTTTTGTCGAACGCAGTCTCTAGGCCGTCGACTATACTCGTCTACGTTCTGATTAATTGTATAGTGTGTTTTTTATATACTAGATTTAAGTAGAGCGCAAGAGAGCCTGTAGTGTGAATTGAATTTATTCAACGATGTAGCTTTTTATTAAGTAGCTACAGAAACTTGAGGAGCCGCATCTTCTATTCTGCTCTGCGCATTAGCTTTTTCAGCTTCTGCAAGTTTGATCTGGCTAATTACTTCTCTGACTTTTCTGTCAATCTTAACCATATCGAGAGTATATCTACCCTCTTTCAGATGCTCCTGCTCCCATTGAAGATCTAGTCCCTTCTTCTGTGTGTAAAGGGTCTCCAGATGTTGCATTATCGCCTCCATCAATAACCTCCTCATAGGTTATTCTTTTTACTCTTGGATCATTCATTTCTCCAAGATGTTCCCATTTTATATCACCTTTTCCTAGTTTGTCAACTATAGCGTTTTCTATATCTATGGGACCGTCCATGCATTTTACTATAAAATCTGCATGAAGTTGATAAGCAAATATTTGAACTCTGAAGTTTTTAGGGTGCATTTTTCCTTTCTATTATTCAAATGAGGCGGGATTGTGTCCCGCCTCAAATATTTATTGATTACGCACCAGATGTACCGAAGATACCTCTAGGGTCAGATACGCCAAATACGTATCTTTCTCTAGCTTTGTATCTTACGTTACCAGTGTCAAAATCACCTTCCATTTTTGTAGTTAATGGAGCTCTTTCAAGATGTTTCATACCGTTAGGAACATCAGTGATTAAGAAGAAAGCATCTGGGTCCGTTAAGAAGTTATTCACAGAATAACCACCAGGAACCATTCCTTTGCTTACTAATGCATTGATGTCATTATCAGCTGTTCCAACTCTTTGAGAAGACTTCATAAGTCTTTCTGCTGTGAATTGTAAAGCTGAAGGAATGATCATTCTTTGAGCACTTGCAGCGATCTTTAAACCTCTTTCATCAGTAAGCGCTGCAATGTCGATCATTGCTTGCTCTAATGAAGTTTCGTTTAAGTCTGAATCCGTTGCTAATTTGTTAGCAAAAGTACCATTAATAGTCGGGTGGTTAGTTGCAAATAAATTGCTTCCGTCACCAGATTTAAAGTTACCATTGAAACCATTGTTCAACGGAGATACTGCTTTGATTTGTTTAGTTTGAGCCATAGATCTTGCCAATGCTTTAGTATATCTCTGAGCAAGTCTGTCATATAAGTTGTCCTCAATAGCTTCCTCAGTGATAGCAAACCCAAGAGAGATTGTCTCATGAGTGTATCTAGCTGTGAAAGTTTCTTGAGCTTTATCGAA